TTGGCAACGAGGGCGCCAACCAGAAAGACCCGGACGCCCTGCGCGACTATGCCCGCAAGGCCAACCTGAAGTTGGCGACCATCGGCCTGCGCGTGATCGGCGAAGGGCCGGAAGCCGCGCTATTTATTGCCAACAAGCCGGTGCAGGGCCTGCTGGACCTGTTCCGGGGCACGGTATGGGCCGGAGGCGCGTGGAAGCAATCGGCTGCCCGCGTCAAGGGGGCCTATGTGGAAGATATTACCCGGACCCTTGCCGGTGTCGGCACGCGCGGCGTGAACATTCCATTCGCATCCATGCCCGGCCTGATCAGCGATCAGGACCGCGATGCCCGCGCGCAGGCCGCCGCAGCAGCCCCGATGCCCGAAGGTATGGAGGATTTCGCATGACGCGAGCCGCCCGTCTTTCTAGGCCCCTGAAATCCCCGGTTTCTTTGTGCTGGCCCGCACCCCGCAGGATGCCTATAATTCACAGGGCGGGATGCCCCCTTGGGCCTGCGGGTCAGGGGGGAAACCACAACACCACAACGATTGGCCGAAGCGCCGTTGTGGAAAATGTTGTGAAAATCATCCATAAAAATCAACGATTTAAGCCGTTTCACAACACCACAACGGCTTTCGCGCGCGCGTATGCGCGTCACGCGCGCGCGGCTATGCGCATGCGCCTGCGCGCGATCACACGCGAGAGAGCGGCGTTGTGGCGTTGTATCGTTGTGGTTTTCTCTATCTGCCTGAAAAGAAAAGAGAAAATCATGGATATTTTCACAACGAAATCCACAACGGGCCACAAAGCGGCGTTGTGGAAATCAACCGTCGCTGTCCGATATGACCGCAAGTCCCTGAAAACACTGCAAAAGGGGGGTTTTTGACCCATGGCAAAGCCCAATTCCAAGTTTGATGAACTGGCCCGCGATGCCGCCGAGCGGATCGAGGCGGCGCGCGATGCCGGGCAGCAGCTCACCTTCCTGCCGGACGAGCCTGCGCCGGGTGACAGCGAGCGGGCGAAGCGCGGCAAGGGCAAGGCTACGTCGCAGCTGCGCGACTGGTGCGCGGCGCGCGGCCTGCGGATGCCGGAAGATGTGCTGATCGAGATGGCGGGCATGGCCTCGACCGAAGACGCCTTTCTGACCGCCATGGCGCGCACCGAAGCGGTGCTGACGTGGGCCGAAGCGGGCGCGACGGGCTACAAGGGCAGCCCGTCCGCGCCCAGCACGGCGCAGCGGCTGGCGACGTTCCAGTTCATCTTCACGGCCCAGCTTCGGGCCGCCGAAGCTCTTCTGCCCTTCGGTCTGGGCAAGGTGACGCCGGATGTGGCGGTGACGCAGGCTGTCCAGGTGATAATGCCGGGCGCCGCGCCGCCTGCCAGCGGGCCGATGACCGCCCGCGACGTGACGCCCAAGCCCGGCCAGATCGCCCCGCCGCCCATGCCGCACCAAATGCAGCAAAATCAAAAGGTTAGCAAAGGCGCGCCGCGCGATGCGGACGGCAATTCGCGGACGGAATAAGCAACATGCGGAAATCATTGGAAAAATTCGGCACTTTCTGGTTGATCGAAAATCAACCGCCTCGCCCTGCCAGCCCCTCGGCCAGCGCCGTTCGGCAGGCCACCCCCCCTTTCGTGGCCCCCGTGAACGGATGCGGAACGCGACCCCGGGGGGGCATCCCGCGCGCAATCTCGCTCCCCCGCTGTGTGACCCCATGCAGCCCTTTCGGGGCTTTGGAGGTTCGGGCATGGGCGTGAAACCTTGGGAAGCCGAACGGGGTCAGGGGGTGCGGCCAGTCTTTGCCGCAGCGGGAGAGCCGCGCGCCACGGGTGGGGGGCTGTCTGAGGATCAGGTGGACCGCCTGCTTGGTCTGAACGCAAGCGAAGCGGTTGCCAGCCTAGACCTGCCGAATGCCGCTGACAAGATGCCCGATGCAGAGGGCGGCACCTTCCCCGGCCCCATCGCCGAAGCGATGTTCTGGGACGACGCCGATATTGTTGGCATTCAGGGGCCGGTCGGATCGGGCAAGACCACAACCACCCTGAAATCCCGCCTGCGCCGCGCGGTGATGATGCCCCGCAGCACGCGCGATCTGTTCACCCCGGACGCGAGTGCCGAATTTGGCTGGCGCCCGCTGACCGAAGATGAACGCAAGGCCCAGCCCGATCTGCTGGCGCGCGGTGTGCCGGTTGCAGGTATCCGCCGGTATAAGCTGCTGGCCATTCGTGAAACCTACCGTCAGCTGTGGTCCACGACGATCCCCAGCTATCTGGAAACCTTCCCCAAGCACTTCGGCGAGTGGTCAGGCGGCCGTGGCGATCCGGTGCGGCATGTCATGCGCTTTGACGACGGGTTGGGGCCTATCGAGTTCACAACCGAGTTCATGGCCTTCGGCGATGACGTCATTGCCGCCATGCGCGGCGTCCAGACCACCGACATCTGGCTGAACGAGGCTGACACCGTGCCGGTCGAGGTGCTGATTACCGGGATCGGCCGGATTGACCGCTGGCCCGGCGCCTCGCATTTCGAGGGCTATCCCATCGAAATGCAGGGCTATGGGCAAATCGTCTGCGACTTCAACGCGCCGGACGAGGAAAATTACACCTACGGCACCTTCCACGACGAAGCCAAGCGCGAGGAAATGGCCGAGGCGCTGAGCCGCGATCTGCCGGAAGGTGCCCGCCGCATCCGCATCACCTTCCACAACCAGCCGGGCTATGGCGAACCGGGGTGCGAGAACCTGCAAAACCTGTCGCCCAGCTACTACCCGCGCCAGATTGCCGCCATGCGGCTGAACGGGCGCGGCGATATGATCGACCGGCTGGTCTACAACAAGATCGTCTACCTGCGGGCGGGCGATCCGGTGTTCCGGCGCGAGTTCAACAAGCGCATCCATGTGGCCGAGGCGCAGATCCCGGTGGAACAGGGCGTGCCGCTTCGCATCGGGCTTGACCAGGGCTTGCGCGGTGCCGCCGTGGTGGCGCAGTTCCTGCCGCCCTTCCACTGGCGCATCCTTGCCGAGCTGCATTTCCCCGATGCCCGCCTTCTGGCCGTGACCTTTGGCCAGCGGCTGACCGATCTGCTGGAAGGCCCGCGCTTTGCCGGGCATCGCGTGGAAGGCGGCTGGGGCGACATGGCGGGCGAACAGGGATCATCCTTGGCGGCCGATGAGAACGCCACCTGGAACAAGGCTGTGGGCACCGCCTGCGGCTTCCGTGTCCGGCCCCAGAAGATCGGCACCAACCGCATTCAGCCGCGGCTGGAAGCGGTGCGCGCGCCGCTGGAATTCATGCACGGGGGCCAACCCGGCCTGTTGATCGACCCCGGTTGCAAGTTCCTGATCCGGGGTTTTCAGGCCCGCTATGTCTGGGCCGATGAAATCGACGCCTCGGGCGACAAGCGCAAGGTGCCGAACAAGAAACTGACCGAGGCCAATGTGATGGACGCGCTGCAATACCTGCTGCTGTCCGAAGGCAAGCCCTCGGGCCTTTCCAAATTCTCCTTCCCCGGCGCGGGCGCTGCCCCGTCGGAGCTGCCGCGCGGCCAAGGCCGCGCCCCTGCCGGTGGGCTGCAAACCGGCTTCGACGTGACAAACCCTTATGGAGACTGAACCGATGAACCGACTGCTGAAATGGTTCCGCTTCGCGCATCTGCCGCAGCACCTGCAAGAGGTCAGCGCGCCCTGTGCCGAGCTGGCCACGAAGATGGACGAAGCCTTGCCCGAAAGCGCGGAAAAGACCGCCGGGATGCGCAAGCTGCTGGAAGCCAAAGACTGCTTCGTCCGCGCGAAGCTGGAAAGCATGGAGGGCTGACGAATGGATTTCGGAGAAGCAATCCGCGCCCTGAAGGCCGGAAAAATGGTGGCCCGCGCGGGCTGGAACGGCAAGGGCATGTGGCTGGCAATGACGCCCGGCAGCACCTTCCCCGCCTGCTACGCCAAAGACGGGCACGCGGCCAAACACCGCGCCGCCGAAGTTGGCAGCGAGGGCGAAATCACCCTGTTGCCGCATATCGACATGCGCGCGGCTGACGGCAGCATGGTCATCGGCTGGCTGGCAAGCCAGACCGACATGCTGGCGGAAGACTGGGAAGAAGTGGAGTTCTGACCATGCCCATGTTCCGTAAAAAGCCGGTCGTGATCGAGGCGCTTCACTACACCGGCGACAACGTGCTGGAAGCGCTTCACTACACCGGCAAACACCCGAGCTGGGACAAGTGGTTCACCTCGGAAGAACAGTATGCCGCGCATGTTCGCGCCGACCGTGGTGCGTTTCGCATCATCACCCTTGAAGGCGTGATGGAGGCAATGCCCGGCGACTGGATCATCAAGGGCGTGCAGGGCGAGTTTTACCCCTGCAAGCCCGACATCTTCAACGCAACTTATGACCCGATGGAGGGCTGACACATGGCCAAGACGAAACCCGATACCGCCGCCGAGGTCGAAGTGACCGAAACGGACATCCCCGAACTGGCCCCGGCCGAGGGGGTGAATGCCCATGGCATCGGCCCCGACACCGACGGCGGGCCGAACCCGGATTACCAACCGGACACCCCGGACGATCCCGATGCGGATGTGCCGGGCGACGGCGATCCGCTGGCCGATCCCGGCGCGGCCGATCCCGATACGGATGCGACGGGCGGCGGCGATCCGCTGGCCGATCCCGCCGAAAACGCGCCGGACTTCGCGCAGATCGACGCGGCCCGCCTGCCCCGCCTGCTGGAAGCGGTTGCCGCCCGCAACACCGATGCCCACCGCGAAGCCCTGTGGGCCGAGCTGGAACGCGATCACGGCGCCAGCCTTGAAAACGGCCGGCTGTTCCTCGCGGGCGTCAGCGGTGCGGGCACCGGCACGGCGAAAAGCCTGCTGGACAACTGGGCCAACGCGGCACGCCGCAAGCTGATGGAGCTGGGCAATGTCTGAAAGTCTGCATCTGGCCCCGTTTGACAAGACCAAGCGGATTGAACTCATCCCTGCATCGAATGGCGGATGGGTGGTTTCTGCGGTGCCCGACGATCCCCGCATGATGCACGGCATCATCGGCGCCTTCAGCAACAGTTACGACCTGCTGGTCGCGCTGACCAAGGCGCTCACCCCGTCCGGTGATGACAAGGAGGCCCCCCATGTCTGACCCCAACACCGCGACCGCCGACGAAATCCGCCAGTTCGTCGAGCGAGTCGAGCAGCTGGAAAGCGAAAAGAAGGACATCGCCGACCAGATCAGCGAAACCTTCGCCGAAGCCAAGGGCCGGGGCTATGACGTCAAGGCGCTGCGCGCCATCATCGCCCTGCGCCGGAAGGACAAGGATCAGGTCGCCGAGGAAGAGGCCGTGCTTGAAATCTACAAGCAGGCGCTGGGGATGTGATGACCCTGCACCTCGCCCCCTTTGAAGACCTTGCCGCGAAAGTGGTTTTCGACCGGCTGGACGTGAACGACCATCTGGAATGCGAGCTTGTGCGCGGGCAACCCGCGACCTCGCTTGCGCTCTGGGCCGACTGGCGTTCGGTCGAGCCGTTGCGGCTGGCCTCTTTCGTGGTTCATGCGGGCGGGGTGCCCTTCGCTGTCTTCGGTCTGTCCCATACGGGGCAGGCCGGGGTCGCGGCGGCCGCCTTGCTGGCCCGCGATCATGCCCGTTTCCGCTTGCCGCTGGCGCGGCTGGCGCTGACCATCCGCCGCCACCTGCCCGCCTTCGCGGCTGAACGCGGCGTTCACCGGATCGAGGCGCGCAGCTGGGACGAACACCCCATGGCGCCACGCCTGTTGTGCGGTCTCGGGTTCCGCACCGAATGCCGGATGCCCGGATTTGGCTTGACCGGCGCCCATGTTTTCCGACAATGGGCGTGGCTGGCGGCCGAACACCCGCCCGCCCCTGTTTCCGCTTGCCAAGACCACCGGGAATAGGAGCTACCCCATGTGTTTCGTCAAAACGCCGAAGCCCCGCCCTGCCCAGGTGGCGGCTTACGACAACACCGAAGCGACCCAGCAGGCCGACCTTGAAGCGGCCCTGCGCCGTCGCAGGCGCGGCGCTGCCGCCAATATCCTGACCGGGGCGTCAGGCATCCCGGCCACGCCGACCTGGCGGCGCGGCGCTGGTCCGAGCTGAAGACGGCGCGCAGCTGGCACGAACATCTGTGGGAAGACATCGCCCGCCTGATGCGCCCCGGCCGGGGCGGCTTCGGGCTGGACGATCCGTCCGGCCGCACCATCGAAAAGCCGCTGTCTTCGGCCCCGATCCATGCAAACGACAATTTCGCGGCCGGGCTTTACGGCACTCTGACCAATCCGGCAAACCGCTGGTTTGGGTTCAAGACGAACGACGGCGACCTGAATGCCTGGCACGATGCCCGGCTGTGGCTGGATCATGTGACCGACCGGGTTCTGGCCTCTTTCGGCCCCTCGGTCAGCCCGTTCTATTCGGCGACCACACAGGTGTTTTCCGACCTGTCCAGCTTCGGCAATGGTGCGCAGTATGACGAAGTGGTGTTGTCGGAACGCCGTATCCTCGACGTCACCCTGTCGCTGGCCGAAGTGGTTTTTGAAATCGACGGCTTTGGCCGCGTCTGCGAAGTGGTGCGCAAGTTCAGCCAGACCCCCGCGCAAGCCATGTCGATGTTCAAGGGCAAGAACCTGCCGCCCAAGCTGGTGGAAATGGCCGAGAAGGGCGACAGTTCCAAAGTCACCTTCTACCACCACGTCCTGAAAAACGATGACTGGCGCCCGCTTTACAAGCTGGGCCTGCGGGGCAAGGCATGGATCAGCCGCTATGCCTGCGAAATCGCGGGCACGCTGGTATCGGAAAGCGGCTATGACGAAATGCCGTTCTTCGCCCCGCGCTGGCAGGTGGACAGCGGGCAGACCTATGGCCTTGGCCCCGGTTTCACCGCCCTGCCCTCTGCCCGCGCCTTGCAGCGGATGGAGGATGCCACGTTGCGCGCCGCACAGCGCGCCGCCGATCCCACCCTGCTGGCCCCCGACCGGCAGGATTTCCCGCTGAACGGCCGCATCCGCCCCGGTGAAGTGGTCTATGGCGCGGTCGATACGCAGGGCCGCGCGCTGTTGCGTCCGCTGGATATGTCGGGCGGCATGAACCTGACCTTGCAGGAGCGTCAGCAGAAAATGGAAGAGATCCGCGACGCCTTCCATTACACGCTGATGAACCTTGCAGGCCGCACCGGCATGACGGCGACCGAGGTCATGGCGATCACGGAAGAACGGCAACGCCTCTGGGCGCCGCATCAGGGCCGTGTGCAGGAAGAATTTCTGGCGCCGAAGATCAGCCGCAGGTTCTCGCTGTTGTGGCGCGCGGGCCAGATCAGGCCGCCGCCGCCGGAAATGGCCGGGGCAGAGCTTCAGGTGGAATACCAGTCCGCCGCCGCCGCCGCACAGCGCAGCGTGGAAGGCAATGCCGTTCTGCGCATCATTCAGGACGTGGCGCCGCTCATCCCAATCACCCCGCGCATTGCCGAACGGTTCGACCCGGACGGGCTTTTGGAAACCCTGATCGACGCGCGCGGCGCCCCGGCCCGTGCCTTCCGGTCGCGCGAAGCTGCCGACCAGATCGCGGCCCAGCGGCAACAGCAGGAACAAGCCATGATGATGATGCAGGCGGCGCAGGCCGGTGCCGGTGTGCTGAAGGACGCCGCCGGGGCCGAAGCCGCCCTGGCGCAATCTGCCGGGGGTGCCCCGCAATGATCTGGAACATACCGAGCGTCTTCCAGACCGTCTTTCCGTCGAAAGCCATGCAGGCCGCCCGCCTTGCCTCACGCCGCTGGCGCAAGGCTTTCGCCGATGAACCCGAACTGCGCGCCGATCTGATCCGCTTGGGCGGTGTGCTGACCATGAACCCGCCGCAGGGCGTGACAGCCGAGCAACTGGCCTATGAGGCCGGGCGCCGCGACTTCGCCCTGCAAATCCTCGCCCTTGGGGGCATTTCGCCCTTCGACCTCAACCGCATGATGGAAGATCCCGATGCGTAATCTGCTTTTCCCCCTGATCCTGCGTCTGCCGCTCTTTGAGGCCCCGGACGGTGGCGCTGGCGGCACCCCGCCCGCCGATCCCCCGCCCGCCAATCCCCCGGCCGATCCGTCTGCGCCCCCCGCCGCGAAATGGTGGCAGGGCAGCGATTTCACCGCCGAGGAACAGCAATGGCTGGCCGCGCGCGGGCTGACCGAAGATGACATGACCGCCGTCATGCCCAAGCTGGTGAAGGGCCACCGCGCCGCCGAACAGCGGATCGGCAAAGGCCTTGACAACATCATGGACCGCCCGGCCAAGGATCAGAAATTCGCCGACTGGGCGCGCGCCAATGCCGCCGCGCTTGGCCTGCCCGACAAGGAAGACGGCTATGCCGTCGAGCCGCC